CTTTGATACCATTCTTGTCATTGTTAATATACAAGTTTCTAAGACCTGATAACAACTCATCTTTAAACAATTGAAGAATCTTCTGTTTATCTACCTGCTTCATTTAATTTCCTCAAAATAAATATTTCTAAGTTCGGGTGTGGTATCTAAAAAATTAGGTAAAGTATCTGAGTATTCAGTGTTACAGTGTAACATAGGTATTTCATGGCAATCATGTATTAATAATCCAAAAGGATCATTGTCAGTGTTATATACATTAGTATGTGTGATGTTAAATTCAAATTGCCAATACCAAAAATGATTTACTTCTTTATCGTTTTCTAACAGAAACCCAAAGTCAGTGTTATTCGGATTGAATTCAATTTTATGAGGATATTTTAAAAGATCAGGTGACCCTCGCAATGATAAACATTGTAAGATTGTATCAAAGTTTGCTTGTGAGTTGCGTTGTTGTCTCCATACATCAGTGTCATCACCAATTGGCTTAGAACGATTCAACACATTTGTATGTGTAATATCGAATAATGTGTAACATGCAATTCTTTGATTCATGTTAGTATTTAGTAGCCAAAAAAAAGCCTCTAATAAAAGAGGCTTTTAATTATTTAACTAAAACTTAGTTAGAGTTAAATGTAACGCCTGTAGCAGAAGTTGTAACTGCATAGCCTAGAGCCGCTGTTAAAGCAACGTCTAAATCACCACCGTTAGTGAAATCCCATCCTTCTGTTGGGAATAACGCTAGGTTTAATACGTTAGAGTTTGCTCCGCCTGAAGAATCCATTTCGTAGATCGCAATTGTTGATCTGCCTTGAATTACTTGAACTGCTTTAGCTAAGTCTGCTCCAGCAAGAGCCGCAGCCGCTGATCCAGTAAATGTTACGATACCGAACTGAAGTTTTGGACCTTGTAGGTTAACTGCCGCACCAGTAGTGTAAGCGTTTAATCCGCCATTTGTGTAAGAACTAGCATCCTGATGGAATACTGGTTGAAAGTCACTATTTGCTTTTGTAAATTGTGCCATGATTATTTTCCTTTTATTTTTCAAAGATACTATGCGTATCTTTATATTATTTTGAATCCCACCCTTGAGATTCATACAAGTATTTATGCCAGGAACAAAAAAAGGAGGTTTAAGCTATCGTGTGGCTGATCTATTAGCCGCACTGAAGGTTGATCTTGGAACCAATTTGATATCACCTTTAGGATGGGCCATTACATAACCTTCTCCTCCAGGCTTGCCATTAATGCTTTGTTTAATTGGTGATTCTTGGCTATCGAATTTATTGATAATATCATCTTTGGTTTTCATAATAGACGATACTACATTCCATAAAGACATAAATGCAGAACTGTTTTCTTGTATGTATTCATTTACTTTAGTTTTCATTTTTGCTGATACTTGTTCTCTGTTTTCTAACCAAGGAATAAAATCACTACCTAAATTAGTTAAACCTGAATCTACTTTACTGTTCATGTATGCGTATAACAAATCAGGAAACCCTTTCATTTGTTTTTGAGTGAGTGTATTAGAGTCAAGTAATTTATCTATACTTGCGGCATTTTTCTTTACTATAAGTTGAAGTTGGTCGAGAGCACCGGTATTCACTTTGACAGGCTGTGTTGTTGTTATGCTTGGCACTACTAATACAGTTGTTTGATTTTGAAATATATCAATATTCTTAAAAGGCCCTTCGTTTCCGCTGGCATCAACTTCTCTATGAATAACAATTCCAGTCATACTTTGACCAATTCTTTTTCCTAACTCACTATCTTTATACACAGCATATTGTACAATTTGTGGTTTAAATATATAATAATTTTCTTTAATCTGTGGTGTTTGATAATACAATAAGTCACCTTTGAAGAATCCTCTATAATTTTTAGGAGTTGCCTTTTCATACATAGAAAATATATTAGCCATGTTTTTCGCAAATGCTATACGATTTGGATCATCTTTGTGCTTTCCACCACTACGTCCAAGTAATACTGAGTTAATTTCTTTTGGTGAAGTCGCACGTTCGACTCCGCCTTTTTTCATAAAACCACCTTTATCTGTAAAAACAAATGTGCCGTTTTCATCACGACCAAATACTATAGCTGGAGAACCATCCCATTTAAGAGTTACTGCTTTATGATTGTCCCCTGTCATACTGCGAAGTGCTTCGATAGCACGAGATGCTCCAGCACTGCCTTGAAAAAATATTAAATCCTCAGCATGTTGGATTCGTGCTTCCATTTCTCTCAATGGTTGCTTGAATTCTAAAAATCTCATTACAACAGACCTGCCCTATATCTTAATTCATCTAGTTTAGCAGGCATAACTTTTTTCATCGACCAAGCAGAGTTTTCATCCTTTTCATAATTATCAATATATGTTTTTGCTTGTGGGTATGCTGTGACAATATGTTCGACTGATCCTAAGTTTTCCTTAGTTGCTTGAGGCCCTAACAACAACTTTGCAATTTCATCTATATTACTTGATATTAATTCATTAGTTTCTCTATTAACTAACCCTTTATAAGGACTCCATTTCATGCCTTTATTTTTTGCTAAGTCAGCAATTAAAATCTGTTTGTGTACACCTTTGTATGGTGAACCTTGTGGAATGTTATGAACATGAAATTGTTGTGCTGTCTCACCGTTATCAACAACCATGATATCAACTTGTTGAGTAGTATCACCTATGTTAGTTTTAACGTGTACGATTTGTCCTGACTTGCGTGTCTCAAATCCAGCTTGTTGAAATAACTTTTCTAATTCTATTTTTGCATTTTTTGTATCTTTTACTTTAAAATGCTTCATTATTGTACCAGCATCGACAATCATATCTAAGTCGCCACTCATTTTTCCTGGTATTGGTGTTGCTCCTGACCCAATTGGCAGTGCTTTAGCACCTGTGACTTTCATAACATTGTTGATCTGTTTCATCATGTCAGGTATTATTTTTTGATCAAAATCTGCTGTATTTTGAAATATATTTCCACCTTCAACTAAGTTGATAATACTGTCTAGTTTTTTTTGTAAGGCTGAAAGTTGCTCAGTAAGATTCATCTTACTTCTCTAATAACTTTTTAAGTTTTGCTACTCTTTTTGCAGACTCAGTGACTGCTGGTTTTGCTTGATTAGTTGCTACGTCTGTAAATTTAGGGCCGCCTACTTGATTAGGTTGTTCATTACCTGTCATCGCAACTGCTGGTGGTTCATTAGATTTAACAGGTTTTTGTTGTAGACTTTTAACTAAATCATTATACACAACTTGATCAACACTGTACAATTTGTTTAGTGAAGACTTAATTGCTTGTGCTTGTTGGTACCCGTTTTGAGCGGCGCCTGCTGCCTGAGCAGGTTGTGCTTGTGTTTGTGCATTTTGTACAGGAGCTTGAGCAGGTTGTGCTTGTTGCTGTGCTTGTTGCTGTGCATTCTGTACGGGAGCGGCTTGTCCACCGGCTGCCGCAGGTTGTGCTTGGCCGCCGGCTGCATTCTGAGCACCTGCAGGAGTAATCTGAGCAGTTTTAGTCGCGGCATAACTACCTTGTCCTAATTTCTTTAATATTGTTTGATCTATTGTACCTGTAGTGTTCCATGCAGTCGCAAATTCTTCAACTATTCCTTTCAATGCAGGACCGTATTCTTGTTCAGGAACGCCGGCCATATAACGTGCTAGCCAGTCATTAAGAAACTGTGACATTGTTTTTTTGCCAGCTTCTGCTTCGCCTAAGATACTTTCAAAAATGTTGTTAAGTTTTAAATAGTTGTTTGGTACTAGTCGATATTTGTTTGGTCTACCTTCAGTTAGTACTGTGTAACCTAATTGCTTTAATGTAAAGCCACATGCTTCTGCAAGTTGGTTCAACATGTAGATGTCATATGCTTCTTGTACGTTTCCTTTAGGAGCCGCACTAGGGTTTTGTCTTTGTGTTTGTTGTGCTTGTTTTAGTGGACGTTTTAATTGTCCGATCAGACCCATTGCAAATTTAGGATCTAAGTTTTTCTTTAGTACCATTTCTGCTGTCTTAACACCGTTTTCCCATTCAGCACGTCCTTGACGATCTTTCATGTAGTTAACTAGTTCTTTAGATAACTCCATTTTTTGCTTTGGATCTTGTATCTTAGACATTTGCTGAGAGATGCCTTTGATGTAATTGTTTGTTGCTTGAACTGCGGCTTGTGCCGCTTTACCGCCGTCACCTTGTGGTCTAGGTGCTTTTGCTTGAGCAGGTTGTGCTTGTGCTTGAGGAGCGGCAGGTTCTGCTGGAGCCGGTATACTGTCTGGCTCTACTGCTGTTTCTCCGTCTTTTACAATCAACCCTGCATCAATAGCAGACTGAATGGCTCCTAGAGCATCACTTGTAAAATCTTGTAAAAAAATATCTTGTGTAAGAATACCTTGTTGTGTTTGGCCTGCTTGTTTGCCTATATTTGATTTAACTCCAGCGGCCGCTCCTCGACCGAATAGGTTTGACATTACGCCTTCTTCTACTTTCTTTACATCATCGAATTTCATTTATTTTACCTTCTTAATAGTCTTAGAGAAACGAGTGACATCGCGGCCTCTAATAGAACTTAATAATTTTTTCTCAAGTAATTCTGCTTGGTCGCTGTCATAATGTCGGCTGATATACTCTATGAGATTAATAGCACTAGTAATAACATTTGATGCACGAGACTCTACCATCTCTGGAATATTTCTATTGGCTCCGATAGTTTCGAGTTCTTCTAAAAGGCTTCGTGTTTTCTTTTGCATAATTATTACCTATCTTGTATGTATTTAGTCTTTATTGTTTAGGTGAAGGTTATTTAGCATCGCCTTTAACTTTGGATTTGTTTCTACACCTTTAACTGTCTTAGTTGCAGGTTCAAGTTGTTCCTGCACTGTTCTATCTGTCTGTCCTACTTGTGATGTAGTTTTAAATTTATCCATGATATCTTGTGCAGATGGCTGTGATTTGTCTGCTAACGCAGTCGCATCTTCATCTGGATCACTTATACGCATTGTATTAATATCATACTCTAAGTCAATCTTTTGACCTACACCTGTAGATGAACGAGACTTCATACATTGAAGTTGATACTTACCACGTTCTCTCATGCTTCTGCTTGTGAAGATACCGAATACGTTGTCAGCAGTATTAATCTTAGAAATACCACCTGCAATGTGACTGTGATCGAACTCGATTTCTTCAACAGCAGATCGATTCAACTGAGATGCAGTAACCATTACTATATCCAACTCTTTAGACAAATTACGCAGTTCTTCAGACACATATTTATCTTTGATAAATTGATCATTCGGGTTTACTTTGATTGATACTGGCATCACAAGATCCAAATAATCAACCATTACAAAATCAACTTTGATTCCTGTTTGAATCTGTACTTCTTTTAAATAAGAACGAATATCATTCACGTTACTTTGAGCGGGCATTCCTTTAACTCGATACTGACCCATTTTCTTAGAAGACATTCGAACTTTAAGAGCAGTATTGTCAATGTCTTTACGAATGTCTTTTGTACTCAAACCTGTCTGCATTGCGTCAGTCCTCAATGATGTTAATTCTTCTGACAATTCTAACGTGATATATACTCCGCTCAATCCCTGTGCCAACCAGTTAAGAGCAAGATTCATCATCAATAACGATTTACCTGATCCTGAACCGCCTGCAAAGATATTCAATTCTTGTCTGGACATGCCACCATACAATAGTCTATCCATTTGACCCCAGCCAGTACTAACTTGTCCACCTTGATTATAGTATTTGTTCAGACGAGCCGCTGGGTCTTCAAAGTAATCTGTTCCCATGTCACGTTGCAGAGAGATTTGTACTGCATCTTTAATAAGTTTTTCAACAGGACCAAAATCACCTGTTTCGAGCAAATCTGCTGATTTCATAATTGCTCGTTCTAGTTCTTGTCTTTTTGTAAACGATTCAAACTCATTAAGAAA